GCGTCCTGTTGTTGTACTTCGTGGGAGACTCATCATCCTGAATCCTGACCAGCGCACACCCATACCTTGCCCCGACAAAATCCCTCAACAACTCTTCAGGGATCTCGTCAGGGTGTATTGCCAAGGTGAGAATGAAGCCGGTTCGGTCCTGCTTTAAAGCAACCTTCCTTGCTTCAAACTGGAGTGCCATCAGCGACCCCCCATCTTGTGTTCGAGGTAGCTGATCACGGACTCATACCCGGTTGCCTGATGATGCAGGTTATCAACTTGTATTTGAAGCTCTGCAATCCTGTTGGCTTGTCTCTCGATGATCTCGTGTAAACGCACGATCTCATCTGCCGCGACTTCCGTAACCTTGGTCATGACTTTCTTCTTTCTTCTTTTAAATTTCCGTACCTTCGGATGTTTTTGTCTGTACCGCCAATCAGACAACCATGAACGCGCATATGCCAATGGCATCCCTTCCACTGCCGCTGCGATCTGTTCTGGCTTGGCATCAGGGTTTTGCTCCATGAACTCTCTGGCGCGTTGTGCCTTAGTCTTCTCCATGATGTCTCCTTAGAAACAATTGGTTGTGCAACTAGCCCCATAGCAGCAGGTAGTGCAGATGACTGTCTTACCGTTGATGAAGTAGGTATGGGAAGTGCAGTTAGCCCAGACCAGCGTGGCAGTTGTCATTGCCCAGATTGCGATCAATGCTTTCATGGTTGTCTCCTCAGAAAGGGATTGGGTCGTTCATGTCATCATCCTTGGCTTGGTTCACATCATCTTTGCCCCTGCGTTTAATCGACAGGGACAGGTAGACATTGCCAGCCTTGGATGTTTTCTTCCAGCCAGACAGCGGGAATACGTAGTAACCATCAGGTGTCTTGGTTATGTTTGTCATGTCTTTCACATCGATGCAAAGCTCTCCCCAATAATCCGGGGAAGTATCCTTGAGCTTGGACTTCGCTGCGTTGAGTCGTCCGTTGTCCTTCTTGTGTTCAAAGTCACTCATCTGCTTTCTCCTTCTTCAGTTGTTTAATTTCTCTCAACAAATCTTCAATCATCTTCAGATGCTCGTTGTGCCTTGCTTCCATCACTTCGCACATCCGTTTAAAGTCAAACTCCCAAGACTTCATTTGGAGTAAGAGCTTTTCCTTGTGCCACCAGACATAGTCATCGGTGATCCCCTCAACCTTTATGCTGTCCTTTATTTCAAAAATTTTGTCTTTATCCATCGTTCTTCTCCTTATGGCAGTTAATTTGCGTCATTGCTTGTGGCGCTGATGGATAAACGTGCTGCCTTTGGTCTATCGTCAAGTCGTTTGTGTAGCGTAAAGCCCGAACGATTGCAGGTGTCAGAGCCGTGAACTGCTTCGGGTTCGGCTCATCTGGGCAGATAGTGATTGTGTAAGGCAACTTAGCCATAATTCTTCTCCTTCAGCTTGGCTTCAATGGCACGGGCATATTTCAATGTGTCGAAATAGCAATTTGTGACGTACTTCTCTGCCATTGCTTCGTATTCCTCATCTGTCAGCCCAACCCACTCTTTCTTTACTGGCAGGTCATACTCAGCCTTCGCATAGACCACCTTGTCTGGGTCTGTTGGGTGTGGTTTAAGTGGCACCGTTCTTCTCCTTCAGTTTGGCTTCGATGGCACGGGCAAACGTACTCGCAGCCATCCCAAAAATAGGATCGGAATACAAACACTCCTGCCGCTCCTCATCCGTCAGCCCTTGCCATTCGCGCTGTGGCTGCACCGCGCACCGTTCGCACTTGTTACCGACACATTGGCTTCCGGTTGCACAGGGTGGTTCTGATTTTGAAATACCGCCACCACCCGGCTTGCCCGGTAAAGGAACCGTAAATACCCCGCTGGTGCCATCGACCACTACACAAGCACCGCCTCTATCGCGTTCCGGCTGCGCTAGTGCTGATTCCAATTCCTCGATGCGCTTTGCCATGCGCTGCTGTTCCTCAACCATCACAGCCATGCCATCCCAGTCAGGATTGAATTCGTTCGCTAGTGCTTCGCGGAGGGCATCATATAAAGCGGCTATTGCTTTATGATGAATTTGTATTTGTTCTTTACCGCCATAATCTTCAATTATCGGCAGCCCATGCTCCAACGCTTCCAGCGCCATCTGCGCCGCCTCTCGTAGCCCCGTCATTTCTTGACCTTGGCTTTTGCCTGTTTAAACAGATCAACCACCTCCCCATGCAGCTTGGGCAGAGCAGCCTTCAATTCATCAAGCTGAACCTGATTGTTTTTCCAGAAGGAAATCAGGTCTTCCTCAGTCTTGGATTCGCCAATGAAATCCCGGATGCCTTGGACGAATAATTCCAGCGAAGCAATGTCCTTGGCAGCATCCTGCGCGTCAGGGCTATTTGCAGCCTTTGCCGCTGGCGTAGGAGGCGTTTTCTCCACATCTTCGGGTAGGTCCTCACCCGCATAGATATAAAGCCCCAAACCATGCAACGCTAAAGCCTTGGTCAAACAGCGCATTATCGTTTTGTTAACCTCGAATGCATCAGGATCGGCAATGCATTTGTTCTTGAAGTCCATGATGGGCAGGAAGCAGGTCATGGGCTTGTTAAACATGGTGACTGTGACCCAGACCATGCCGTCGCCGTTAACATTCATGTAAGGTTTGCCCTCGAACATGTGAACCATGAAGTTCACACTCGGGTCTGCCTTTAAAGCTTCTGCCCATGCCCATGCCCAAGACAGGTAGGTCAGGTTGCCTTTCTTCTCGGTGTGACTATTGACGTTCAGCTTCAGTAGTTCCACCGGGCTGCTTGCCCAGCCATTGGGAATATTGGTCACAATACTCTGCGACTCCACAGAAGTTTCCTGCGCAACGTCTTGGTTCTCCAATTCTTGATTCGACATAACCTTTCTCCTTAATCGCCAGTTCATTGGCTTCATCTAATGATTTAAACAAACGGATGGCAGTCTTCCTGCCCTCTCGCTTCACTGCATACACGGTCTCCGACATCCACCGTTCGGCATCGGAACACTTGGGCAGGTTCTCCCCAAGTTCCATTTGCATCTTGGAAAGCTGGTGCTGGTGCAATCTTTCCTTGACGAATCTTTCGGTCACCTCGAAGTCCCACAGTGGGATCTCCAGCATATGGATGGGTGAGTCTGGGTAGTCTTCCCTTTTGTCATGGCGGGAGAAGTCGCGGATCATGGCGCAGATCTTCAGCCCTGCGACGGGCTTACCCTTCACCTTCTGCAACAGCCACGCATAGACATTCAACTGCTCTTCCCACTCCACCTTGTCTTGCATCACCGCCCACGCGCTGGTGAACTTGTAGTCAATGATGACCACGCCCTCTGGGGTTTCCTGCTGGACATCAATCTGCCCAGAGATGGTCACCCCATCGACCTCGCAGAAAAGACGCTCCTCTGTCACGAAGCCGGGGGATTGGCTTCTTTCAAACACGACATGGAGCGCAGAACCTAACAACTGCCACAGCATGTCAGCGACATCCTGCTCAATGTTCTCATTGTGCTTCTCCCTCAAACGCTTGACTCGCGGGGGAGAAAGCAACTCGGTCACGCTGTACTGCGACTTGCCTTTTGTGTAGTATTCTCTGGATGCAAGGGTGACCAGATTGTCTGGGACACCATACCGATTTGTGATCTTCATCTACCCTCCTACTTGTATGTCCAAAGATAATAGTACTAGCTTCCCTCCAGCGCAAGCAATTTCTTTCACTATTTTTGGTGAGCCTGCCAGCAAGGCAAATTCAAGGCGGGTGGTAAAGATTGGCGGGTCAATGCGGGTGATCAAGTCGGAGAAAGCTTTGTTCTACTCTGATAGGTTTAAACAGCAATGCCCGCAGCATGAGTTGATCGAATGCGCTGTTGCCGTAAAGATAAAGATTTACTACGCCTCGCGTAAGCCAGACCTAGATGAGTCTTTGATTCTGGACTTGATGCAGGGGCTGATCTACCGGAACGACCGTCAGGTCAAAGAGAAACATATCTACTGGGCACTGGACAAGGAATGTCCAAGGGCAGAGATACTGGTCGAGCCTCTCCAAAAAAAAGCCTCCGAGTCACCGGAGGCTGAAGGAGAAAGAGCGGGTGACAAGCCCGCCCGGTAAGTTTAAACGATCATTTTCTTTTTGCCAGAATGAAGGGGGGATGCGACCGTCCGCACCGTCCGCATGGCGTTTAAACGCAGGCTCATCCTGTGAGCCACCCCCAAATAAAAAAAGTGAGTTATGCACATCGATGTAAAAATAGGTTACCGCCGCGCAAAAAAGTATTGACAGCCCAGATTCCTCTGGAAAATAATGCGAACAGATTGGTGTCGTGGAAGACATCGATGAGAACCGCTAGTTCAGACTCCGACCCCGTATGGGGTGTGACACTCGCAAGGGTGTTTCTTCCACCGGGGTCTGACCTAGCGGTTTTTTTTCGTCCTTCCTCAACGTCCATCTCGGACTCCATCCGTCAGTAAGAACCTATCCCGGTTGCGTGGAAGAAAAGGGTACACGGTATGCCACTTCGGTGAGCGGGGGCAGATCCTTAACAATCCGTGGGACTGGTCGAATCGTCAGGTCTGGGGGCGCAGCGAAAGCTGGCATGACGATGCCTGTATAGGCGGGTGATACCTCTCCTCTCTTACTCTTGTTTGGGGTAGGGGGGGTCTTTGGGGTGATAAGTAATAATTTATTAACATTCAGGGGAAAGACATGGGTCATGATGCAAAGGCAGAGCTTGTTGTCACAGCGGTTTATCGCTTGGGGGAAATCATGTATGTCCCGCATTACCGAGATGTGGATAAGTTTGTTGGTCCCGGCTACAACTTGGTTAACTTCAGAGAGTACAGGTGGGATGAGTTGGCGGTGATGGGTGCTCGCAGGGATTCCTATCCTCTGCTGTCTCGCTGGAAAGTAAAGAAACATGGATAGGGAAACCATCATCCGCATGGTGCATGAGAGCGCATCTCAGATTGAAGACTATGAACAATCTGATGAACTACCAGAGGATGTCATTGAGTTTTTCATGCACTTTGCCGAGCTAGTCGCAGGGACAGAGCGCGATACGATGGCAAACCTTGTTGAGCAGATGGGCATCGAAGGTTACGGAACTCTCGCTATCGCCGCAGCTATCAGAGCAAGGGGAGAACAATGAACAGAGATGACATTATCCGCATGGCAGAGGAAGCTTCTGGCGGCAGACAACCTGATGGTTGGGGTGTGATGCTAGACCATGAACAGCTTGAACGCTTTGCCAACCTAGTTGCAGAAGCAGAACGCAAAGCAGTGCTTGAAATGATTGACGAGTTAGTTGGAATGGAGCGCGACAGAAACACCATGTTTTCTGATGGGCATGACTACGCTCTGCATCAAGTCACAGAATTCGTTCTCGCAAGGGGACATGGATGACTGACATTTTTTCCTTCCTTCTTGGTATTGCTTTTGGTTGTCTCTTGGTTTTCTTATATGGATTTTTCAGAGCATGGTGGAGACATATAAATGATCGTTAATTTAAATGCTCATGATCTGATCATGGCAGCACACCACGCAGGAGTCATCGAAGGTGTGAAGGCTACCCAGTTAAACCACGGGCAGGTAAACAACAATCGCATCTCAAATCAAAGTGACTTTGCTATCCACTACGCAGGGATGCTGGGTGAAGTTGCAGTTAGCAAGGCACTGTTCATACCTATTAAAACAGAGATAACTATAGGTGGGGATGGGAACGTCGATATGACCCATCACGGACAAACCATCCAAATAAAAACCAGCACACATGCCTATGTAAAGGGGGACAGATATTTAATATTCAACAAGCGAGAAGATTTTTCTACAGACTGGGCAGTTTTATGTTCCATTCAATCGCCAGCAGTGGTAAAAATACATGGGTTCATCAGTCAAAAAAAGTTTCTTCTTAACGCAGAGCAACACGATTTTGACTATGGCATGAGATGTGTTGTCGCAGAAAAACATTTAACCAACATCGAACGATTTCATGAGGCAGTGAACCATGCGAAATTACCGTAAAGAATACGACAATTACCAAGGTACAGAAGAGCAGAAGAAGAACCGGGCGCAGCGCAACACAGCCCGCCGTCAAGCCAAGGCAAAGGGTTTAAATGTCCAAGGCAAAGATGTGGCGCATGTCAAAGCCCTGTCCAAGGGAGGCACCAACAAGGACGGGGTTACTCTCCAGCCTCCATCGAAGAACCGTAGCTTTAAACGAAACAAAGACGGCAGCATGAAATGATTGCTGACGTAATTGCCCATTACCCGTTTGACCAAACTGCCCGCATCTCTTGCCCCGAATGTACCCCGGAGCGTAGAAAGCAGCGGTCAAAAGATATGACGTTGACCCGCAAGCCCGATGGCGCAATCGTTTACCACTGCCATCACTGCGGAGCCAATGGTTCAGTACAACCCAAGAAACAGGAGATAACCTTGTCTGCCGTTCCATCGAAAGTAATAACCAGCAATAAGCTGGAAGAACGCCACTATGATTGGCTTGCCTCGCGGGGCATATCCAAAGAAACCGCAGACAAGATGGGACTGTTTGCAGCAGACAGATGGTTTAACCGGCTGGACAAGAAGTCCGATGCCATTGGCTTCCCCTACTACCGGGACGGTGCGTTGATCGCAGCCAAGTATCGAAGCTTCCCAGAGAAAGACTTCACCCAAGATCAGGGCGGGGCGCATGACTTCTTTGCTCTGGACAAGGTAGAGAAGGGCAAGCCCCTGATCATTGTCGAGGGCGAGATAGATTGTTTAACCCTAATCGAGGCAGGAATACAGAACGTCGTGTCAGTCCCATCAGGTGCGCCCATCAAGGTGGCAGATGGGAAAGTCCTGCCCAGCGAGGACAAGAAGTTTTCTTATGTTTGGAACGCCAGAGAAATCATTGACGCAGCACCGTACATCATCCTCGCCACAGACCAAGACCCTCCCGGTCAGGCACTGGCAGAAGAGCTTGCACGAAGGATCGGCAAAGAGAAATGCAGGATCGCAAAGTTCAACAAGAAAGATTTGAACGAGGTCTTTCTGTCAGACGATGACCCGACACAGACACCCAGTGAGATCATTGAGGGCATCCTCGCAGACGCGCAGCCCTACCCCATCGCCGGTCTCTCCGAACCAACGGCGTTCAAGGATCGTTTAAACGACCT